ATAATAGACCTACAGCCCAGATGGTGACTGACAAGGCCAGATCAGGCTGGATTAATGTGGCTATGATTTGCATTGCTATCTCCTATACACTGCAGAAACCACCACTAGCACAATAATCACAAATAAAATCTGGCCTAGCACTGCGCAAACCCCTCACATATCACCAGACCTATCACCAGACCGCCCATAAACGCCGCTACCAGCATTACTCCAAAATCGCTCATATCCACCCCGCCATAATTAACAGCGTGTACAGGAAGCCACAGGCGCATACAGCGACCAGTAGAACGTCCAAATAATTGACTTTCATCTCAGATAACTCCTTGCCTGCGCGTGGTTGATACCAATCTCAGAATCTTCTACAAGTCTCAGTTTCAGCCGCCTAACAGTCGGTCGGCGGTATACGCGATAACTCTTGCCACCTTTGCGTGAGTTACCCTTTCTGACTTCACCGTCACGCACTAAGAATCCAGCTTCCACCATTTGCAGAAGTGTTGGCCCCAGGCTAGCAGGCTCGTACCCTGTTTTTTCTGCCAGATCAAAAGTATTCATCGGCTGAAAGTTTTTGTATTCCTCCGTATCCTCGATTTTTTCGCGGACGCTTTTCTTTTTAGGCTTGCCTTCACTCATAACTCACTCTCCTTTAGTGCAGCCAAAACTTGGGCCTTGTCTTTGTAAGGCTCAGAGCCGTATCCGTGAATAGCATTGCTCTCTGCGTCTTCCTGCCCCAACTCATAGGCGTCATAAATCTTGTCCTCCAGCTCTGCTATGCGCTGGTCACGGTAGGCTAGCTCTGCGGCAATCTCCGCTTTGCTGTGCAATCCTTCACCAGTCATAGCCGACACATGGACTATATAAAAGTCCGACTCTGTACCTTCATCGCGATGCCCGTATTGCTTGTCTGTATCACTCATCATCACTCACCTTTAGCGGTTCGGGCTACGTCCCACTCCATTAAAGCCTCTCGGCCAATTGCTGTCTTTTTGCAGGCACTGATCAAAATGTGCACCAAATCGTGCTCTGTCCTCACCGCCGCCATAGCTTCTGCTTGCGCTAGCTTCCTCAGCATCTTATTCTCTGCCTCCAGCTTCTCGATACGTTTACAGTACGGACATGATTTCTCCCACACGAGATGCTTGCAACCGCAGTCAGGGCATACGCAATAGTCACTCATTACTCTGCCTCCTCTGGCACAGCTACCATCACACAGTATTTATCCCGTGGCAGTTCGGCTTCACACTGGGTTCTTATTCCCACAGTCTTTCTGCTCTCAGAATCAGCGCCTGCAAAAAAGCCTGAAATAAAACAAACCGCCATCATCGCTGTAAGTGCAAGAAAGTCACTCATGGGGCGCTCTCCTTTACTAAGTTTTTAGGTGGCTTGACTAGCGGCGGGTTGAACGCTGTCTCGTACCAGTGTAGTTTTGCCTCCAGCTCTGCTACTTTCTTTTGCAAAGCATTGATGCTGGTTGTGTAAAAGCAATTACCGCCACCTCTGCACTCGTATCTACTCATCACTCACTCTCCTGCATAGACCAACGCGCAACCTTCACGCTCTCGCCATATCGGTTTGTGACTGCAATCATTTTTGTGGTAATCGGCCAACCATCCAGCCTCAGTTCAGATATGCGGGCCGGTGTTTCAATGACCCCTAATCTATCCCATGCGTTGAGCCTGGTGAGCGACTTGCCGGATTTCAAGTGCTTTAAGATTCTGTCTTTTTGCGTCAGTTTCATCATCTTTCCCCGTTAGCTGCTCAGATTAAAAAGGAATATCGTCATCGAAATTATCAGCCACCGGCTCTGGTGTCGGCACTATCCCTTGCTGTGGCTGCGGTGCTGCCTTGGCACCAACCAGGTCAACATTATCAACATTCAGCTCAAGCGTAGTTCTGGTTTCGCCTGCTTGCGTGGTGTACTCATTTAGCGACAGCTCGCCACTGACGCATACCTGCTGACCCTTGACCAGATAGGCAGGCAACCCGCCTTCTGCGCGCTTTCCCCACAAGTTACAGCGCACCCACATGGTAGTGGCCTTGTCGCCATACCCGCATTTGACCGCCAGTGACCAACTGCATATTGTGCGTCCTGCGCTGGTTGCTCTGATTTCGGCTGTTTTGCCAATGTGACCAGTAAAAATTCCAAGATTCATGATTGTTGCTCCATTTTGGTTTTAATTTCGGTTTCCAGTTTTTCCAATTCACCCAAAAATTCTAGGCATTCGTCAAGCAGTTCTGAGATTGCCTGATCGTCACGCTCGACCCTTGCGATAAATATCTGCAACGGTTCAGGCAGTCTGTCATCAAAAGATACAAAGTCGCACCAGGCGCGATCGGTGCAAAACAGTTGAGTCTGTATCTGCCACCAGTATTTCGAGTCGGGTTCTCCAGACCGCAGGCAGGCAACGTGTTGCGCGGTGTTTGGGCATTTGATTTCCAGTAGACCATCAACGCCAATCAGCCCATCCGGTGACGCGCCTATTCCTGTATAGTTCGGATGCAATGTGAACTCAGCCTCATCGACAGATACACCTGTATATATTTCATAAGCCGCTCGCGCTACTGGCTCAAGGTCGGTGCCGCGCTGCATTGCCGCGCTACTGAACCCCTCGCCCCGACTGCCAGTAAGTCGTTCACACAACAACTGCATCATGTAATTCTTGCGACTGGCAGATGGGCCTGATTTTGTTTTCGCCATCACATCCGCGACTCGACTTGCGGTAACCTTGCCCAGTCGTTGCGCAAACCATTCATCTGTGCCTTGCGCAATCATTCGCTTAACTCCTTTTTCCGAGTGTCTTTTACAGCGGTCAGTTCGGGCCGGTTGTTGGGGTATGTTTTCCACGCCTTTTTAAATAACTCAGCCAGTTCGTCCAGGTCCTTGCTTGATTCAATGCCTGCGATTACATCAGACAGTCCAGCAGCGGGAGCGGTTCGGAGCATTGCAGACTCTGCATCATCGTCAACGGCGGGCAAGCCAAATATTGAAACAAGGGCGTATCTGCGACAGTAGGTTAATGCACTGCCCGCGCCTTGAGGGTCGGCCTTGCACGGCACTGTGAATTCATGCTCTATAAACTCGCCTGATTCGTGAATGATTCTGGTCAGTATTCCAACACCCCGCTCATCAGAGTGCGGAAATTGTAGATACATCAGGCCATGCTCATTACAGGCTGGCTTGATCGCCGCAATGACTGAAGTCAAATCAGCGTATTTTGATTTAAAAAAAGGATTATTGGCACTTTTAACAACAGCACCTAGACTGGCACACACTGCAATCAAAGCCGGTGTTATATTGGTTACTGTTTCAGATGTTTTCATTTTGATTCCTCCAATTTTTAATCTGTTCCAGTTCATACTGCGCTGCATATCCACGGTTGTACGCATCACCCTGGTCGCGGTGAGGCTTACCATCGCGGCAGTCCCTTTGGCCCCTCAAAAAATCATCTTCAAAACTCATGCCTGTTGCTCATTTTTCCAGTTGCGATACCAACTGCGCATCTCAACCAAATGCTCTGCAACCATACTGCGCAGTTCGGGATTATCTTTCATAATAAAATGAGCTGCGTAACGCTGGCCGCGCATGTATTCATACAGATCACGGCTGCCACCGGCGTCAGGGTGCCTGTATGACCCACCATAGCGTTTGAGTAATACGGCAAGGCTAATTGCTAGGCGTTCATTTTCCATTGCTGTTACTCCTGTAGTCGATGTCTGTGATGACGTTTGGCCGCACAATTCGGGTGGCGTGCCGGCGCTGGCGTTCGGGCAAACGTTTAAAGTCTGCGTTAAACCGCTGCATTTTCTTAACCGTGGTTTTAATGGCGTTCATCGAATTCGTCCCCTTCATACTCGTTAGCGATCAGCTCAATGATTTGATCTGAAAAATTGGTGTCCGAATCGAAAAGCGGGAAAAGGTCTACCTTGTGACCATGCTTGCACAACAGGTCAATGTCGGTCACTTCAAAGCCAGCATCTACACCGACATCAGGCTCTGCCTTGGTCGGGTAGTAGGCAACCTCAAGTTCGGAATCTTCGCCCAACATTCCGGCGTTGACGTATAAGATGGTTGTTTGTTTTTTCATGTTTATTCCCCCGTTGTTTGAAATATAATTTAAGGCAATACGCGCATATCGTCAAGCACTTTTTGCAAAAATATTTGCATTTAGTCAATTTAAGTTAAATAATCGCACTGTCGATAACAGAGAGGGAAAGGCAATGGCAGTTGAATTTCAAGACATAATGGACTGGTTTGGAACCAAGCGGAAAGCATCCGATGCACTGGGCGTTACTTATCAGGCAGTACAACACTGGCAGAATAAAGGTGTACCGCGAGGTATCCAGTTTGAGATGGAAGTGCTGACCAAAGGCAAGCTGAAGGCTGATCGTGGTCATCAGGGCAAATAGCATGATAGAGCTATTAAACTGCGACTGCATGGAGTACATGGCAGGGCTTGAGGATAACGCTTTTGACCTTGCGATTGTTGACCCGCCTTATGGGATTGAGCGGTTTCAGCGTGGTTCTTTCAGGTTCGACAAGAGCGACAAGGCAAAAGACGGCCTCAAGTGGGATAAACGGCCAAGTGGAGAATACTGGTCTGAGTTATTCCGAGTTAGTGCTAATCAAATAGCATGGGGAGCCAACAATTTTCAACTGCCGCCAACCGAATACTTTTGTATCTGGGATAAATGCCAACCCGCAGATAATTTTGCAACAGCAGAGTATGCGTGGGTATCAATGGGCTTAAAAAGGCCAGCAAAAATGTTTAAGTATAGCATTCAACAGCATAACAGCGACCATACAAAGCAGGGCAAAATCCACCCAACCCAGAAGCCCGTCAAACTCTACGAATGGCTCCTAACCAACTACGCCAAAGAAGGCGACAGGATACTAGACACCCATCTAGGCTCAGGCTCCAGCGCCATTGCAGCCCATTACGGGGGCTTTGACTTTGTTGGCTGTGAACTAGACGAGGACTATTACACGGCTGCTGTGGATAGGTTCAATAATGAAACCAAACAGCAGGCTATGTTTTGACCAGACACAAAAAAGCCCACGGGGAGCGGGCTTAATTGACCTGAATGAAAAAACTGGGGTAATTCAGGATTTTTTATTTACACCAACGAGAAGAAGGTATAAATTACGTCCTGCGAAAGACAAGTGCATTGTATTGGGGAATACTTTGCAAATCAATACCAATAATACAAGTCACTTGTCCTTCGCCGTTAACAATCTTGGGTTTAGGCCGTATGCGAATCGCTGCGGAGCTGGGTTCACCCCCACCACGACCCCCCGAAAGCGAGAGCAGCCGTAGGGATATTAAAGAAATTGATTGTTACCGGCTCGTCATTTTAAAAATTCGGGTGAAACACCCGTGGTAAAGGTGTAAGTTTTTTTTGTTAAATAACGGGGAATAGACATGATAAAAAAATTAAGTATTACCACGCCAAACGAAAGGTTTAATGTATGACAGCACTGATTACAAAAGGCGGAGAGTATATGGAACCTGACCCCGCGCAGGTTATTAAGTGGGTTCAGCTATATCCTGATGTTGATTGCTACGCTGAGATCAACAGTATGGCTGGCTGGCTAGACGCAAATTCGAGTAAGCGCAAAACTCTCAAAGGAATGCCTCGCTTTATCAACGCTTGGTTATCGCGGGCGCAAAGCACACAAGGCTCGCCAGCAGTGAAAGCCAAGAAAGCAGACCGTGAAGCCAGAGGGATTATTGCAACCAGAGATATGACGCATGAACAGATGATGAGCAGGGACTGGGCATATTAATATGCTGAACCCTAATGATTTTTATGTAGCAAATCCGTCTGAATTTGTCATTGAGACAATATCGCTGGCTTATCCCGACAAAGCCTTAAACAAGCACACTATGGTTGCTGACCAGAAAACCGGCAAGATAGCTGAATACGTTTTCGACAAGTGGTGTGAATATAACTGGCTTACGGTCAGGTTTAAGGCAAACGACAAGGGGCCGGTAGATTTTATTATCGGTGACGGAAAAACTTTTTCGATTGACGTAAAGGCCAAGCGGCGCACACAAAAGGTGAATCTCAGTTACTGCGATTGCCATGTAGAGGAACGCCAGTTAGCGGCTGAGTGCAATATTTATGTTTTTGCCAGCTATTGCGAGGCAGAGAACTGCTGTCAGTTAATTGGATGGATAGACAAAAAGACATTTATGCAGGTTGCTAGGGTTTACGAGGCAGGTGAGAAAGACCCTGATAACTTTGTTAACCATGCTGATAGCCGTGTTATTAAAGGCCATGAATTGAGGCCAATGGCGCAGCTTGCAAAGGGTGTGGCGAACATGAACAGGAGTGCTGTGGGATGAGTCAGGGTGTTTTATTTTCTTCAGATTATATTGATGAAATCAAATGCTTGCCGACTGGTGGGGATGATTCTAATACTTGGGATGCTGGCGTTTTTCCTTTGTCTCCACCAAAATACTCAGAGGCAATCACGGCATTTAATGATCTTAAAAATCTTCAAGCCGAGGATATTATTAAAAAGGGCGAATGGTTTAGCAGAAGCAATATAAAAAAGCAGCTTCCTTTGTATTTTGGGATAGACAGAACAGGAAGCAAGGCAAGCGACTATTTCCACTGGTCTAGCCGTATGGCCTGCGATTCTCTTAATAGTCCAAGCCCTGTGAGAAGTTGGTATGACAGGAAAATAAAAAAATCAGTTATGGGGTCAAAGTTTTTTGCTGAATCACCAAAGACTGCACTGGCATTGAGAAAATATATTCCGGCCCAGTTTAGACCTTCTGCGGCGCTGGCTATTTATAAATATTTTGGCGCGGAAAAGGTTTATGACCCTTGCGGCGGCTGGGGTGATCGCCTTGCCGCAGCTATGGCCGCAGGTGTCGAATACCATTGCCGAGATGTCAACCCGCTAGTTTTTACTGGCTATTGTCAGCAAGAGCAAGAGTTGCCGCATATCGCCCCCGTTAGTTTTGAGATGCGCGGCTCAGAGGTAGACGCGCCAACCGAAAATTATTTTGATCTTGTTTTTACTTCTCCACCATACTGGAAAATAGAAAAATACCAAGGTGATGACCAATCATTCAAAAAATACAAAAAAGTCGATGAGTGGATTAATGGCTTTTTGATTCCAATGCTTGAAAATTCACTAGAATCATTAAAAAGCGGGGGCATTATGGCAATAAATATTAGTGACGTTTACGCGAACCATACAGTTAATGAGCTTTGCGCCCCCGTCATTGACTATATGAGCGCAAATATGGAATTTCTAGGCGTGGCTGGGTATCAAATGGCAAAGCGCCCCAATAGTAAATCACAAGCCTTGGGGGTGTATTGTGAGCCAATAGTCATTGGCAAAAAGAATTAATATTGCAAAAAACTTTACAAGTTATGTTTAACCCCCTATATTGGAACTATACAAGAACGAATTAACTAAAACCAAGGGGCAACACATGAACAGAATAACCGACAGACAAGTACCGGCCTGCGTGACGCAGCGCAAGCAGGTTGCTGCAATGGATTGGGATGCCTGCATGGAGGCGCACAGCCAAATACAGCGCAAACGCTCGACTAAATCTGATTGCGGTAAGTTCACTATATATCCTTGTGACCCGACTCCCTTCCAGCGCATTCTGGAGGAACGCATGGCTGATTTAGAACTGGCGAAACGTAGAAGCATGATAGGTAGCTGGGATTATTGCGGGATAAACTAATGACCACAAGGATGGCACAGACTTTGTATTGCAGTTCCTGTAATCGGCACAAACCCGCCAATCTGGTGAATACGATAAATAAGAGAAACGGTCAAAGACGATGCAAAGCCTGCCAGAAGATACGCCTGACACCCCCAGACGCCCGCGAAGCTACGCGGCAGGCATCATCCAGCTAAGGACTAGGGTCGAACGTAAAGCCGCCCTAGAGCGCGTACCGGCCCATATAAGGGCATTGGTTAGAAAGCATGTTGAGATACATTTTCAGCGTATTAAAAAATAGATGAGGGCTTGTGATGACTGACCAGCGAACATTGACCCAGAACGCCGCATTGCACCGATGGTGCCGTGACTGTGCTGAAGTGCTGAAGGCTAGCGATCTTGAATACAGCGCACTGGTGGACATACTGAACGCGAAAGGCATTGAGGTGATGTGGGATGAGGAGGTATTTAAAAACCTTGTCAGATCAACCCTGCACAGCGTCTACGGCATAGATTCAACGGCTGAAGCTGATACCAAGCAATATAATAAGATTTACGAAGCATTCTGTCGGCTATTTGGCGGCAATGGCGTAACACTACCACCGTGGCCCACACGGATGCCTGAAGAATGAGCAAGCTACGCAAATCAGCGAAAGGCCGAGAGTGCCAGATACGGATTCAAGGCGTCTGCAATGGAAACCCTGAAACTACGGTATTGGCTCACTTGAATGGCGGCGGCATGGGCATGAAGCGAAGCGATATACACGGCGCTTATGCTTGTTCTGCCTGCCATGATGTTGTTGATGGGCGTCAGGATTATGGCGGGTTTATATACACACCAGAAGCGATAAAGCGTATGCACCTAGAAGGTGTTATCCGTACTCAAGAAATTATGTTGCGCGAAGGATTGATTAAAATATGAGCGAATGGACAGAACAGCGCGAAGCGATTGCATGGTTTAAAAACAAATGGCCGCAGCATGAGAAAGCAATACGCATATCATCAACTGGCATCAACTTGGGTGGCGGCAAAAAGGCAGCTATGCTCATCAACCAAGCAAAGGCGCAAGGGCTTGTGATTGGTGAGGCTGATATAGCTATCTTGCTGCCTCGCGGCGGTTACGGTTGCCTGTTGATTGAGCATAAAGCGGAAGATTCGGCGCACAACCTTTCTGGCGCTCAGGTTGATTAT